CTGAATTCTTAAAGAAATCTAAAGTAAAGAAATGAAACAAATGATAAAACGTAAGGATGGATCTTACTCACAAAGAGGTTTGTGGGATAACATCCGTGCTAAGAGAGGTTCTGGAAAGAAGCCTACTCCAGAGATGCTTAAACAAGAACGTAAGATTAAAGCTAAGATGGCTGATGGTGGTAAGATGCCTACCTCAGTAGCTAAGGCAAGATTTGTAGCAGCTAATAGCGGAAACGTAAAAGAAGCTAGACAAGATGCTTCTAAGTACGGTTACAAGTTTATGTCAGGTGGCAGACTTAAATCTGCTTACATGGCTAAAGGAGGAAACATTGCTAAGACTACTAAAGGTCCAGGAGCAAACTATCGTCCTACTAAACAAGGAGCAGGTATGACTAAGAAAGGTGTAATGGCTTATCGTAGAGCAAATCCTGGATCTAAACTAAGTACTGCGGTTACAGGTAAGGTAAAGCCTGGTAGCAAAGCAGCTAATCGTAGAAAGTCTTATTGTGCTAGATCATTAGGTCAGTTACGTAGATCCTCACAAGCTACACAGAATGATCCTAACAGTAGAATCAGACAAGCACGTAGACGTTGGAAGTGCTAAAAACTAAATAAACTAAATAAACTAAAACTAAATATATGGCCGCTAAAGCATCTAAATCAAAATCAACTTCTACTGCTTCTAAGTTTAAAGTTAAACCAAAGATCCGCAGAAAAGGAGTAGTAGCAAAAACTAAAGCTTCAAAGTTAAAGTCTAGTAAGAACTACTTAAAGAAATCAAGAGGTCAGGGGTAAGCAATTACCCCTTGCTTTTTTTTATTAATCTTGTATATTTGTATAACTAGCTTATTTCCAAGCACTTATTAACATCTTAAGTTAATAACATTAATCATTAAAACATGTTAAGAAGCAATCTTTTTAAGAGATTCAGTAAGAAGAAATTCGAAGATGCAGGTACTGTAACAAAACCTGAAGAAACAGGTTTGTCTATACCTACCGTAGAAGATATTAAAAAGAACTTTGGTATTAATAATCCCTTTGTTCTAGATGGTTATACTACTCCCGAACAACCTAAGGGTACTGTTAGTACTACTGAGAGTTCTTTTGCCCCAGGTACATTTAGTGACCTAGTTAAGAGTCCTATGTTTACTACAGGATTCTCTCCTTTGAATCCTTACGATATTAATCCTAAGACTCCAGAACCAGAGCAAGGTCCAATGACTAAGGAACAGAGTGATTACTTTGTTCTAGATCAAAGTATGCCAGAAACTAAAACTCCTGAAACCAAAGAAGATAACAGACCTGCTATGGTCTCTTTAGGCTTACTAGGATTTAATGCTTTACTTGGTAAGAACGAAGATTTAAAGAATCAACAACAATTTATCGAATCAATTCAACAAAGAAACTCTAAACCTATTAATGACTATAACTTTAAGTACGGTCCTAATAGCAGTGGAGGTACAGAGTATCAACCTACAATCAAAGCCGAAATGGGTGCAAAAATAAACAAACGTTATGCTAGTGAAGGCATGAACGATGTAGAGATTGAAGGAGGAGAGTTTATCCAACTTCCAAACTTAGAGACAGAAATGGCTGAAGGGCCTTCTCACGAGAATGGAGGTATTCCTACTAATCTACCTAATCAGACTCGTGTCTACTCTAACAACTTAAAGCCAGAAGGTTCTAAGAAAACTTTTGCTCAGATTGCTAAGAACTATGATACTACTTCATATAAGAAAATCTTAGACAATAACTTCGCTAAGCAAGTAGATAAAGATACTGCACAGATAATGATGCAAAGAAACCAAAAGATCTTAGATCAATTGTTTTCAGATCAACAAGCAATGAATGGCAACTCTAACGGAGAATTAGAGGCTAAGAATGGAGCAGGTATTAATAACCCAGGATTCAAATCATTACCTGATTATGTACAAGCTAAGATTATGTCTAACATGGCTGATGGAGGAGTAGATAATCCACTAGACGAATTGCCTAGAGTAAAAGCAATTGATCCATTAAACTTAGCAGCTATGAGTACTCTTAATGCAATTGATCCTGCACAAGAGTCATTTATGCCTACTGCTATGCCTGGTGGTCAAGTACCTCCTACTAATAAGATGGAATATTTTGAGAGAGCATACTCTGATATCCTTTCTCAGAAGTTAAAACCTAGAGCAATGATGATTGATCCTAGTGGTGATCTTCCTTCTGTGCAAGCTATTGATCCTTTGAATCTAGCTGCTATGACTACTTTAAACCAGTTAGAGTCTCAGTCTAACGTAGATGCACAAGGAAACCCTGTTTCTAGTGCTTCTCCTGCAATGACTGCAGCAGCTAAGACTTCTAACATTGCAGCTCGTAGTAAAAATGCAATGTTTGATCCTACCAAACCTGCAATGCCTGCACACACTGGTCCTGAAAAACAATTCTTAACAGGTATAGATCCTAGTATAGATCCAAGTTTACAGATGGTTCCAGGAGTTCAACCTAGCTTAGGTACAGGTGTATACGGAGAGGCTTCTAACATTGAGACCTTTACTAAGAATTATGGTTGGTATTTGGATGACTTAAAAGCAAGTGGAGATACATTCGATCCTAAAAATGAAGGTAGTGTTCGTAGAGCACAGGTTGCCTTTACAGAAGAAGCTTACAATAGATTTAGAAGAGAAGGACTGTCAGAACAAGAAGCAAGAACTAGAGCAGATGAAGTAGGATTTACTGCAGTAAAAGGTTTACAGAATTCTGTAGATGACATGTTAGGATTGTATACAGCAACACGTGTACTTCCTGAAAGCAAAAAGACTCCTACTCCTGCTACTGAAAATAAACCTTTTATGGATTTGCTTGACGGAGAAACTCCTAAGCCAGAAACAGCTAAGTCTACTACTACTAGAACAGGAGAAACTCCAAAAGGAACTCCAGGAAGAACCTTTACTCCTGCGGGATCTCCTGCTAAAGGTAAATATATTCCAGGACAGTTTCCTTTGTATCAGGCTATTCCTGAAGCTATGGGATTAGCTCAAGCACAACAGATCTATCCTTATGCTATTCCTGAGATTGACTCACCTTACGTACGTCCTCAGACATTAAACATTCAAAGTCAATTACAAGATATTGATAGCATGGCTACTGCAACTCAAAGAGCAGGAGGAGATCCTTTGACTACTTACATTGCAGGATTAGACGCTAAACAAAAAGCTTTCCAAGCTAAGCAAAACTTTGATGCTCAGGGACGTTCTCAAGCTGATATGGCTAATGCTCAAACTAGAATGCAAGCTGATCAAATCAACGCTCAGTACTTTGATCGTGTATATAATAATTTAGTAGGTCAAGCAAGAGATGCACAGTCTGCAGAAAAACAAGCAGCTATTGCAAGCGTTACAAATAAAAAGGCTAAATTTACACAGGACGAAACTAAGAAGTCTGCTTACATTAATGCTTTAATGGAAAACTACGATATAGACTCTAAAGGTAACTTTACTCTAAAGCCAGGTAAGAATCCTGTTATAAATTCTAATCCAGCAAAAACTGCCAAGAAAGGCATGTATAAAAAATAAAATTTAAACCTATGCCAATTTCAGCACAACATACCAGATTTGTCTATCCCGATTATGTGTCTGCTTTACCAGCAGACGACTTAATCAATCTTGCTGTTAAGAAGCAAGAGATGTACACTGAGGGACTAGCTAAAGTACAACAGAACGTAGATGCTTATGGCCAGTTAAGAAACAACATTAAAACAGACGTAGAGCGTGAGTACTTTGATAAAACAATGGATAACCTAGTTAACACCATTAACCAAAGTGCAGGCTTAGACTTTTCTATGAAAGGTAACGTACAAGCTGTTTTAAACATTGGAAAACCCTTAGAAAGAGACGAGTACATTACTACTGCTATTTCTAACGGTAAAGAGATTACTCGTAGACAAGAAACTTTATCTAAACTTAAGTCTAATGAAAGAAGTGCTGCTAATGATGCAGATTACTTTGAAGATGTTGAAGACTACATGAAGAGTGGTAAACTAGGTTACAAGTTAGGCACTAAAGAATACACTCCATACATTGACATTTCTAAGGAGATCAATGAACGTATGAAGGGAGCTAAAGAAAACGGTACTGTAGATATTATGATGGATGGTAAATACATTCGTACTGAATCTACAAAAGGTTTAACTAATGATCAAGTTGCTGCAAAAATTAGAGCAGGACTAGGAAGTAAAGAATATAATCAACTTCGTATAGATGCAATGTATGACCTTAAGCAAAGAGGAGTAGAACAGGGACATGCTGAGGTTGTTAACTACTATAGTAATCTTAAACAAACAAGCGAAGCCATTCTATTACAAAGCCAAAACAATCTTAAAGCAGCACAAGATGCTTACGCTAAAGCTCCTACAGAAAGTGCAAGACTAGATCTTGAGGCTGTTAGAGGTCCTTTAGAAGAAGCGAGAACTCAAGTAGAAGTTGCTAATAAAAACTTAACTCAAGTATCTGATATAAACAATTTCAATCCTAATCAATACGTTAATTTGTTTACAGATAAGTTTATCTCTAATCAGTCTAATGCATATGTTTACAAACAGGTAGAAGCAAAAATTGAAGCTGATCCTTACGGTACAATTGAAGCAAATTCGAAAAAAGCAATGAACTTAGCTGCATTTAATAGTCAGTTACGTAGAGAAGAAGATAAAGAAAAAGAAAATAGAGCTGCTGCTAAACTTCCTGCTGATGCACGAGTTATCTCTGGTCTAGATGTCTATGACTTAGGAAGAGATCCAATTAAGTTGATGGATAATATAGTACAGAACTCTACTAAAGTAGATCCTCAAATAGGAACTGATATAACAGAAGCTAAGGCTTTATTAGAAGCAGCAGCTATTTCTACTAATCAAGGAAGAGCAGACATTCAAAAAGCTATTACTTCTTTAAGAAATTCTTACAATTCTCTTTTAACAGATCACGATGTACAAGACAAAGCTTTAGATGGTCTGATAAGAAAGACTCAAGCAATACTTTCAGGATACAATAATTATGAAAGTAAACTTTCAGCTAAAGATAGTAAGTTTAAGAAAGGTGAATTCCCTGAAGTAAATTATGGTCCTGGATCAATGCCTGCTGACGAATACTTTAAACTTCCCTTTATGGAGTTGTTACAATCTGATCAGACACAGATTTACTCTAGATCTCAAAGATCCGAAGGTAGCATGGATTGGATGAACAACGTTCCTGTTACTCCTCCTTCTCGACCAACAACATAATTAGACTGCTAATGCCTAAAGAACCTGTATATAATGTATCACCTAAAAGTGGGATATTAACTAGTCGAACAGTAAACTTAGCAGATCCTAATGTATCTAACGCATTAGTTTATGCAGACATAAGTGCTAGAAATACTCAAGCACAAGTAGCTCAGATTAATCAAAAGAAAGAAGCAGAAAGACTTAAAGCAGCAAATGATGCTAAGATTGACGGAGCATTAGAGGCAGCAGCTAAGATTAACTTAGAAAGCGCAGGAGCACTTAGACCAGGAATGTTCTTCCCTCCTCCGTCTGCTAAGGGAACAATGGGTCCTCAGTTGACTGCAGAGTACCAATTAGTTAATCAAGAAAAGAATAGATCTAAGCAAATCATTACTGAGAGTTTTGCAGAGAAGGATCCTATCTCTGAAGAGTTAAATAGAAAGATTGGACAAGTAGAAGATCAACTAGATTCTGTTATTTCTAGTAAACAAAGTGGTTCTCCAATTACTACTGGAGAAGGTGGAGGAGGTGCAGGTTTATTTCTACAAGACTTTATTAAAGAAAAAGCATTAGGAAAAGACGTCAGTATAGAGAAGGAGAAGGAGTTAAGAACTACACTTGCAAATCTTAGTCAAGCTCAAGTGAGTATTAACAGGTTTAAGACAGATATTCAATTAGCTAAAGCTACTGAAGACTATTTGCTTAATCTTAAAGGAAAAGGACAAAAGATAGATCAAAATACTATCAAAGGACTAGTAGACATATCTAAAGACATAGTAGCAAAACAGAGAGCAGCTACTAGAGGAGATGAATTATATAATCCTGATACCTATGAAACATATATGACTCAGATTAAAGGAAACAATGATTTCTTTGATTGGAGACATACTGACATTAGTATAGGAAGCACACTTGAGGCTGTAAATAACAAAATTAAAGAAGATCCAAGTAAAGCAAAAGAATTAATACCTGTCTTAAATGAACTTCAAAATGTTTATAAACAGCATGAGAAAACTAATAAGGATGCTTACGATAATTATTATGGAGCACAAAAAAGATATCTAAAAGAAGGAATGTCTGGTAGTACCTATTTAAAGAGCCAAGTTGTAGGTTCTATAGGTGAAGGTTTTTATAATTTTGCTTCTCCCTTTGTTACTACTAGTTTAGATCTATTAGGGCTTCGTAAAACTGCTTTTGAAGCAAGACAAGCTAAAGATAAAACTTATTCAGGAGCTGTACTATATGCCGATCTTAACAAAGACCAACAACTAGATGAAAGAGATTGGGACATACATAAAAACTATCAACGAGTAGGACAAGACGTTACCTATATAAAACAAGACGGAAGTAGAGGATATCTTGCAGAGTCTGTTTTAGGTGCTTCGGTTAGAACCCTAGCAGAAATGGTTCCAACACTTATTGCTACTAGAGGATTAATGGGAGTTGGAATGGGAGCACGTGCTGCTACATTTCTTCCTGTTGCTGTTTCTTCTGGAGTAAGATCTTTTGAAGAGAATAAGAAGTGGTACAAGGATAAAACAAATGCTGCAGTAGTAGGAACTATTCAGGGTATTATTGAAGGTGCTACTGAGTCTATTGTTCCTGATATTAATTACTTTTTAGGTAACAAGAAACTTGCAACTAAAGCATTAGGAGCAGGTGAAAAGAAATACTTTATTGCTCAAACTTTAGTTCCTGAGTTTACTACTCTTTCTACAGCTGCTAAAAACTTTTTAACAAGTTCTGCTTACGCAGGAAAAGCTATTGCTTCTCAATCCTTACAAGAAGGATTTGAGGAAGAGATTTCTATGTTTGCTAACTACTTCTTAGATAAAGTTTATAAAACTAAAGATGATCAATTTGGAGAGAAGCCTCAAGAATTAGATACTTCTAGTATCTTAGGTTTTGGAAATTCTATGATTACAACATTTATTAACTCAGCTGCTTCTGGTCTACTTATGTCTGGTGCATCTATTGCAGCTTCTCGTAATCAAGATAGGAACTATATGCGATTTAACATTGCAAATAATCCTGAGTTATTTAAGCAAGAACTTACTAAACAATTACAAAACAATCAGATTACCCAAGATCAATACAATAGAGGTATATTAGAAACAAATCGCTTAACTCAGTTAAAAGAAAGAGCTAATAGCACCATGATGAATCTAGTAGATGGAGCTACACTACTAGAGGATAAAGATCAACAGTATGACTACTTCTCTAGACTTTTAAGAAGAGATGACCTATTACAGAAAGTAGACTATACTGCTATGTCTGATGAAGACAAAGTAGAATACGCTAAACAAGTAGAAACAGTAGAGAAAGAAATAGACTCTTACGAAAACTTAGCTAAGCAATATGCTGAGATGCCTCAAGAAAAGAAAGAGGAAGTTTTAGCTAAGATGGTACAGAGACAGTTGGACACTGTACAGTCTACTAACAGTCCTGCAGTTCTTGCTAAAAACTTAGAAGCTATTGATGATGCTATTCAGATAGGAGAGAAGACTGGTAAAGGTACTCCTATTATGACTTCGGGTAGACAGCAAGTAAGAGAAGCTGTAATTGCTCGTATGGAGCAATTAAACGATGTTCAAGACAACGGCAATACTGCATTCGAGAATCAACTTCTAGACACTCCTGTAGAGTCTATGGGTGAGTCTATGCAGGTGAGTAATGTTGTTCGCTTAGAGAAACTTCTTCTTGAGAATAATGAAATGATTAGTCCTCAAGTAAGACAAGAATTACTTGGTCGTATTGCAACAGCATCTGTTACCGCACAAGAACAACTTAAATCTCTTTCTAAAAAAGAACAGAAGAAAGTTATTGCAAGAGAGTTAGCTAGAGTAGAACTTCTACATCCTGGAACAGCGTTTAGCGATGAGAGACTTCAAAAACTTTTTGCTATAGAGTTTACTCCAGAAGAAAAGTCTGAGCTTATCAGAGAGACTGCGGTAACTATAGCTAGAGAAAAAGAAAAGATTCAAGATGAAGATATCTTCCAACCTACAGAGAAAGATACTGTAATTGATTCTTTAATCAAGTCTTTTGAGTCTCAGCCTTTAGAAGTTCAAGTAGAGAACGAACAAGGTAACTTAGAGACAGTAAGAAACGAAGAAAGAAAGACTAGGGAGATGAGAGCAATCTTTGCCATTCCTAGATCTAAATCTAAAGAACAAGCTAAGAATAGAATTAAATCTATTTTTAAAGCTATTGGATATAGTGCAGAGGATATTAACAAAGCACTAGAAGATCTTAACCAAGTGTTTGATAACCAAGAGGTTACAAATCCTGGTGACATTTATACTTCATACTTAAGATTCTTAAATCCTACTTTACTTAAAGGTTTACCTGATAAGGTTGTTCCACAAGAAGACATTCTAGCAGAAGAAGCTCCTACAGAAGTAGCAGCAACTCCTACAGAAGTAACTCCCGTTGTTGAAGTTACTCCTTCTACCTTAGAAGAAGACGAACTATTTGGAACTAACGAAGAGATTGATGCAGCAAGAGAAAAGAAACTAGAGATTCCTGAAGTAGATCCAGCTGACGAAGTTGTAGAAGTTACAGTAGAAGCACCCGTAGTAGAAGATGAGTTTGATGGCTTAGAGGTAGTTCCTGTAAGTAAAATAGAATCTCCTGACTTAGTAGCAACTACTCCTACTGTATTTACAAGTAGTAATGCAACAGTACAGGGTTCTATTATGAAGACTATAAGCAACTCTGTAGAGTCGTTTAACTTAAAGTTGGTAGATATGTTCTCTTTCATTAGAGAGACTTTAGGAGAGTCATCTATGTCTACCCTAGAGAGCATCTATAATAACGTAACAGAGGCGCTTAAAATAAACGATACAGAAGCTATTGCTAGACTTAAGGAAGACTATTTAGCTGTGTTTAGTGGAAGTACATTTGCTAATGAGCAGTTAGAGTATATTTGGAACGAACAGTATGTAAAAGGAAAACCTGATGCTTCTATTCCTTTCCAAGAAGCTGCCTATGTAACTAACCCTCAGTTTGCTTTAGCCTATCAAGGAGAACCAGTAATTGTTACTGGAGTAAATAAGCAAACAGAAGAGATGTTTACTTACAAAGCAACTGTAACAGGTAATGTAAACGAAGCTAACCAGATTGAAGTTAAGACTGCAAAAGGTGCCTTAGTTTATATTAAGAAAAGTAACCTCCAAACAACTACAACTAAACCTGTCAACGTAAGAACAACCTTCAATCAAACTAACTCTGTAATGATTACTGCAGTAGATAGAACTAGTGGAGAGATTGCTAAGTTTAATTCTAACGGAGAAAGAGACGCTCAAGGAGATACTCAGTTAAATGTGTTTGCTCCTAGAGAAAACGATACAATGAAAGAAGTAAGAAAGAATCTTGCTTCAGGTCAACCTATTGCTCATACTCTTCCTATTCACGCAGTAGCTAGAATAAACAATAGTGCTGCTTATAAAAAAGGAAAGAACTCTGTTTACTTAACTGCGTCAGTTGCAGGTATAGATACTAGTATTCAAACAGTAGAATCTATACAAGAGGAAGTATTATCAGAGCAGGTTACCGAACCAGAAGTAACTACTAACTTAAGTAAAGATGAGTTAGATATTCTTTCTTTTGATGTTAGTTCTATTGAAGGACTTGAAGGAGCTACTGAGTCTTTAGACCAGAATACTAGCAAAGAGATAGACGATGCAGGTAGCTGTAAGATTAATTAATAAGAGTTAAAAGTACTAAACTAAAGTATATTTGTAAAGATGGCAAAAATAATCTGCCCTACCAGGGAAAATAAAGACTTTTCAAACTTAAGCAATGCTATAGGTAGTGATGCCTTAGCAAGATATGTATGGCTTCAACACGGTAATCTTCCTTTAAATGTAACTGAAGATGCTGAAGGAAAAGTTATTCCTAATGAGACATATGAAAGAATCTTAAACGAGGTTGCAGACGGTAATGAAAATCTTGCCTTAGGTATTACTTCTTTGATGTACTATCCTAGCTTTAGAGAGAAGTATGCTGAAGAAGATCCTGCTTTTATTGTAGATTACATTAAACAGGAAGTACAAGACAAACAAGAGAAAGCAGCTAGAAGACAGGCTCAGATCGAAGAAGAGAAAATTATTCCTGGAACAAAAACTCTTTACATTCAATCACCTGAAGGAGACGTTGTATATACCCAAGAAGAAGGAAAAGAAATCTTTGATAGCTTAGAGTACTTAGCGTCTACTAAAAAAGGTTGGAAGGGTGTAGTCGAATCATTGAAAGAAAGACTTACAGACATTCAAACAAGAATTAAGAATGGTGCAAGCGATCCTGAAGTAACTGTTACTCCTCAAGAACTTTTAATTGGTAAGAACTTAGTCAACCTTCTTAAGCATTGGCCTCAAGTAAAAGCTTGGTATCTTAGTCAAGATACAAACTTTGGCTTAGAGTTACTTGAAGATGAAGTAGATCAAGAGACAGGAGGAAGTGTATACAATAAGAATGCACATGAACGCAGTCAGATGGATTTAGCATCTGCTGAAGTTATCAAATTAGTACAGTCTCTTCCTAGGTATAATAAACTTACTACACAAGATCGTAAGGACGTTAAAGAAGGCAAGAAGAGTATTACAGACTTTCAAGTAATCAGTAACCTAACAGGCTTTCCTGTAGTGGGAACCTTCTCTACTAACTGGAACGTACTTACCTCTAGTTTGTCTGGTATTACTAAGTATGATAAAATCTTACAAGAGTTAGAAGTAGTTGCTCAAGAATATCCTCAGTTTAGAGACTTAGCTAACATGCTTCCTAAGGAAGATATACAAGATGCAGATCTAAAGACTGCAAACTTTGTAGCTTCTTTTGTACAGACTGTATCCTTGCCAGAGATTGCTGCTTTTCAATTATCTATAGGTAAGAAGAACGTAGGAAAAGAAACTAAGACTGTTACTAAAGTATTCCAACTAGGTACTAGAACTGTAGACAACTTAATCAGATACTTCGATGAAGATTACTTTAAGTCTAATCCAAAGTATGGTATTGCTAACGCAGAAGGTAAGACTGTTTTAAACATTCCTAAACTGCTAGAAGACTTTGCAAGTATCAAAGACATAAGAAGATTCTTTGCAGAACGTGGAGACATAACTTCGCCTGAAGGAAGAAAAGTGCTTCAGAACATTCATAAGTTCTATACTGCTTTAGGTATTATCCCTAGTAACGCACTCTATCAAAAAGATAAAAAAGCTCTATATGCATTCTTAGCTGATACTACATTTGAAGTTAGAGAACTGTATGATAAATTAGACGCTAGCATAGATGACACTACAGTTACTCAGCCTTTGCAGTTCTTAGCAAGACCACAAGGTAAAGGAAAAGAACTAGGTCCTAAGTTTGATATCATTAATAAGGTAGTAGGATACTACGGTAAGTTTGAGAGAGAGTTCGCTTCAGGTTCTTACTATAACCCCGAAGATAAACTTCAGTACAATCGTGTACAATACTTCTACCTAACTCAGGTAACTAACGCTATCAATAGTGTTAATAGCTATAAAGAGTTAATTGCTATGCCTGAGTTTGCTCATTTAGACTTTAGATTAAATCCTAACATCTTAGGATCTCTTTGGATGGAAAGAATGTTTGGTCTAAGTATTAAAGACAAGACAATAGCTCAGCTTAAAAAAGAATTAGATGGAGGCAAAGAGTTTTCTAGACTTAAAACTAGATTTAGTAAAGAGCCTTTCAAGATCAACATAGTAAACTACTCTGGATTAAGTATTGATGCAGATGTAAAAGATGGAGTTACTACCACAGAACTTACAGCTGAGGATAAGATTACACAGGACTTCTTGTCTTTCTTTACCTCAGGTTTAGTAGAGAATATTCGTTTTGGTGATAAAGGAACTTCTTATGCAACTCAAACTTCAGGTAAGATAGAAGAAAGAATCTATATTCCTTTGAACGGTGAGGTTATGTCATCGACTGAAAAACCTATTTCTGTAGTAGAGAAGACTTTAGTAGACCAATTCAAATCATACCTTGCTTCAGAAGTATACCGTGTTTTAGCGATTAACAAAGATACTAAGAAGCACACTTACAATAAGAACGGAAGACAGTTGTTCTTATTTAAAGATATCATTTCTAAAGAAGACTACGATGCACTAACTAGTGAAGATAGTAACGTAGTCAAAGAAGCTTTCACAAGAGTATCTAATGAACTGCCTACATACTTAGGTAACTACTTTTCTCAACAGACTCAAGCATATAAGAGTCGGTTATTGGATTCTGTAGTAGGAGACACTACTGCTATTAAGACAACCTCAGAAGAGGTTAGAGAAGATCAACTAATCAACTCTCTTAATGCATTAGGGTTTATGGACCCTGCATTGTCTAAAGTAGCGCTGAATAAACAAAACTTAGATTACGTTATTGCAAACTACTTAAAGAATGACTTTATTCATAAGGCAGAGTTTATGAAAGTGTTTGTGGGAGATATCGCTAACTTCCAAGTTAAGGGTGACTTCCGTGAGGTATTTAAGCGTATTCCTCTTACCTCTTCTCCTGGATTTATTTTCCAAGACAATGCAATAGTAATGGCACACTTAAATAATAGTAGTGCTACTAATGGTTTGTACAAAGCCCTTAGAGGGGGTGTAAGAAAGTTTGGTAAGACTGTAAGAACTGTAGTATTTAATGACGTTAATACTTTTTCTAAAGAAGATTGGCCTACGTATAGAGCTGCTTTAGGACTTCCTGATACTATGGAGTATCAAGAGTATGTAAACTCTCCTAAGGAAGCAGATGCACAAGGTCTAGTTAGTTTAGATTTTTATCGTAACTATCTTATTGGTCTAGGACAGTGGTCTCAGGAGCAAGAAAATGCTTACTTGAGTGAAATTGAAATCTTCAAGATTCTTAATAAGAAAGAAAAGACTGAGGAAGACTATGCTAAGATGCAAGAGTTAAAGGCTTCTATGAATTACGTAGGTTTCCCTCCACTTAAGTTGGGACACTATGGACCTATTGTAGAAGATCCTAAACTTACAGCCTTACACAAGTATTCTTTAGCTCCTATGATTCCTTCTATGATTGCAGGAACACAGTTAGAAGAGTTAAACAAACAAATGATAGCTAAGCAAATTGACTATGCTACATTTAACTCAGGATCTAAAGCCTCTAACTACGGAGATGCTCTAGACTTTTATGTTCCAGATGCAGACAATCAAGGAACTCTTAAAGTTAACCCAGGAATTAAAGGTAACAACGTTACTACTCTACACTTAACTAATCTTAAACAACAACAGTATATTGCTCCTAAGTTTAAAAACGAAGCTACTTTAGCTACTCAGATGGTTAAGCTTATCTTTGGTGACTTCTTTGCTCAAGGTAAACTAACTGACTTAAACGCAAGTACTGCACAGAACATCTCTAACCTTTACAGAGAATATACAAACGTATTAGGAAATATTATCGGAGCAGAAGAAGCTAACCTGTTTAATAAGTTAGGCATTAGCAAAGACTCTAACGGTAATATTGTAGGCTTTGATAACAAGAAGTTTTATAACTTCCTAAAAGGAGAGTTAGAAAAGAGAGACACAAGTGCTTCTCTTAAAAGATATATCCAATTAGATGCAGCTGGTAACATCAAATATCCCTTAGATGCTACTAAGAACAGAGCAGAGATAGAAAACATCTTACTCTCTATTATCAATAACAAGATTATCTCTCAGAAGATCCACGGAGAATCTTATGTACAGATGGCTTCTACAGCTCAAGGTACCACAAGATTTGCTAAACCTACTGAAGAACAAATTAAGAAGTACGGTATTAACGGATTACGATTCTACCGTAAGGGTCCTGATGGTACAGAACCTGCAGATGTAAAGATTGCATTCAATCCTAAGAAGCATGCAGGTTTACTTAATCTTACATTTAAAGGTAAGAAGATTGGAACTATAGAAAACCTTAACAAGATTATTAAGTCTGATAACAGAGAAGCTATTGATTGGGTAAACCAACACACTAAGAAACTTAGCTTAGTAGGTGTGCGTATCCCAGTACAAGGATTAAACTCTATGGAGTACTTTAGAGTAAGAGAGTTCTTACCTACTAGTGCAGGTCCTGTTATTGTAGTTCCTTCTCAGATTGTAGTTAAGTCTGGTTCTGACTTTGACATAGACAAGTTGACTATGTTTGAACCTAAGTTGAATGCTAACGGAGAGTTAGTAGATGATGGAGGATTTACATTAGACACATACAAAGAGAACCTTCCTAGTCAGAAGGAAGCTATGAGAATGCTTAAGACTCTTACTGAAGCTAAACAAGCTTTAACAGAAGTGTTGGCAGCAACTCCTGCTTATGTAAACAAAAAGCAATTAGAGAAAGAAATCAAAGAGCTAACTGAGTCTATCTCTACGACAGAAGAAGAGATTGGTAAGTTCTCTAACAAGAAAATGAATCTAGAAGAACTACAGGCACTTATGTCTGAGGGATCTAGCGAGAAAGAAAACTTAATTAAAGCTAAGATAGAAGAAGCAAAAGCACTTGCTAAATCAGGTGATCTAGCTGCATCTCTTCCAGTACTTAAAGCACTTAAGTCTGAAATCAAAAACTACGTAGAATCAGTTAATGGAGTAAGAAACTTTAAACAAGCTAACATCAACAAGTTGATTGATGTATTTAGTTCTGTTCTTTCTATGAAAGAAAACTACGATAAGCTAGTTCTTCCTAACACTAACACTGTACTTACAGAAATATCTGATAAGCTAGATGCTAATCCTATCACTTCTACTGAACTCTTTAGTCCTCTAACATCTAATCGTGTATACGGAGACAATATTGAGTCTAAGAAGGCCTTAGGAATTGACGCTAAGCTGAACACTATGCAGAAGGAATTCCAGATTGCAGGTCTTGTTTATACAAACGAGTATAGTTCTATGTATACTTTTCCTGCAAATTACTCAGAAGGAGGAATTAGTTTAGGAGAAAAGACTCTTACAGACGGAACTTCTATCTCTCGTGTAATAAGTGAAACTATTAATGGTCACGTAGATATTGCAAAAGAAGATTGGATTATCTTGTTAGGATTAGATAAAGCTAAGACTCCTTTATTTCATGCTATGATTCTTGCAGGTACCCCTGTGAAGACTGCCTTAGATTTCTTGAATAAGCCTTTAGTAAAACACGTTCTTAAAGAATCTACTAGAGGACCTTTGTTCAAACAATTAGGGGTCAGAAGAGGAAGACCTGTCAAACAAACTTTCAAAGAAGTGTTAGTGGATACTTTTAAGAGTTTAAATGTATCTAACGAGTCAATGGGAGTTATTAATGACATCATCAAGACTAATACTAGTGCAGCAGGTGCTAACGTAAAGAAAATCATCCAAGCTCTGAGTGAAAGTTCAGCATTTCAAGAAAATGAACAGGATAAAGGACAGGTAAATGATTTGATTAACTTGTTTGTTGTTAAGGAGTTACAAGGTTCTATTCAACAATTAACTAGTCTTGTAGATTACAATACAAAAAGATTTCAAAACTCTTACCAAGTTAAATCTGACAAGATTACTGCAGCTAAACTTAGAGATAGCTTCAACGCCAAAGGAATATATAACCTAACTAAAAAATCTGCTTTGTCTAAGTTTAATCAGTCTAATACTATCGAGTCTTTGATGCCTCAAGTATTTGATGTATCTAATCACCCTAGCGTGCTAGATGCTATCGGAATTTACTCTAGTTTTGCAGGATTATTTACTGAAGAAGACTTAGTTAAAGCTTCTAGAAAAGTTAAAGATAACTACTTAGTGGCTATGGTACAACTCTTTGGAGTAGATAACACAGGTACTAAGTTGCAAGATAAGTTTTTCTCTCAAGCAGGATTACTTAATAAGACCAATCCTAATAACCTAGCTAAGCGTATTGCAGACATTACAGAAAAGTACAGTGACCTGTCTAAGAATCAGATTTTAGCAAATCTTTACACAGCTGAAACTAACTCTAACAATATCATTTTTAAACTTAGAAATGCTAACTTAGATAATTACCTTATTGGAGAATACGAGAAAGCATTTATTGAAGGACTTAATGACGTACGTGAAGACGTACGTGAAGTATTTCAGAATTTAGGTTTAGGAACATTTCTTCAATTTGGATTTGCTAAAAACTCTTATGGGTTGTCTCAGGTAATTCCTTATGAAACTTACGTAACTCACACTACCCAAGCAGTTGCTAGACTTAAAGAAGGATTAAATGATCCCATGTTTGCAGAGTCTATGTCTAGATATATAGGGTTAATGACTAATTTTAATGATAGTAAGAATGTTTCTACCTTAGTTTTAAATTCTAGAGTAGCTGATAGTTTATATCCAGGAGACTTTGAAGCTAATTTTATAGATAAAATTAAAACAGTAATAGAATCATCCCTTAAAAACATTGCTAACTTTAATAGTAAGTCTTATACTAACTTTGAGAACATTAAATCTAAAGGTAAGTTTAGAACCTTGCCTATAGAGTTAGTAGATGTTATTCCTACTAAGAAGACTACTCCTGTAGCTATGAGAAATAGAGAGGGTACTATTCTTATTGATGAGAAAGTGTTCATCAAGAAGTTTAACGACAAAGCTTGGACTCAGCCTGTTAAACAATTAGATGATACTTTTGCTACTCCGTTAGCTTTAGATGAATTTCAATCTATGGAAGAGTTTTTGACGTTTGCTCTTATTCATGAAACAAAGCATAACACAGTCAAGAGAGTAGACGGAGAGACTGAGGGACAATACGAAGACAGAGTTAATCAAGCTGCTTTACAAGACTTACGTTACAGTTACCGTAAAGGAGAATCAAGCAGTGTAGTAGATCCATTTAAATGTTAAACACATGGCAAGTTGCGACTTAAAAACAACAAACAGAGAATACATGATATCTACGGGAGCCTTAGAACAAGGTTCTCGTAAGATAAAAAACGAAGGTCTCTTTGATGTAAAGAATGCAGAGATTAGAGATGCTGCTAATCAACGTTACAATCTAAACACTCAAGAACTTCCTTTCAGTAAAACAGAAAGAACTATTTCCAGAAGTGAGTATCTTAAAAGAGGGTCTGACTATTTTGTAGAATGGAACTTTAATGATAAGTTCTTTGATGAAGTAACTCCCACAGTAGAGTTTTATAAGTCTATGGAAGAAAATGAAATAGAAGATGAGATCCTACCTACTTATGATCAGTTGCAGATTCCATTCGAAGAGTTAATAGATGAAGATGTGATTGTTAAAGACAGTCCTACTAGATCTACCTTTCCTTTTGAAGCTGAAGACTATCTGGAAGATGTTAAGCCAGAAACTAAAGCTAATTTAAATAAACTCCAATTCAAAGAACAACAGTGTGGTCTTTGATTATATTTGTATATATTCTAACTTAAGATAAAATAATGTCCTGTAAAGCAACTATAAAATCTCCTATTACTGGTAAGACAGTTATGTCTACTACCTACTTTCAGTTAACTAATGTGTTTGACAAAGAGAAGGCTGTAGATATTTATAACAGTATGTATACTCCAGCATTCCAAGACTTACTTGGATTTGATTGGACTACTAATAAACAGTATAGAGAAGAGCTTAACTTAAACGGAGAGCCTAAGATTGAGTACCTTAATAAGATACTTGATTTGGAAATGTCTGATTATCAGATAGATGCGATCAACTCTCAAGAGGATATCTTGACTCAGTTAGATCCTATGCAGAACTTTCCTAGCTATGAAGAAGCTCAAGTTGTTGCAGCTCAATTTAACTTAAACCCAAGATACAAGAATGTATCTGCAGAAGTATTAAGAACAGATGATGGATTTAGAGTAGGAGTAGGTGTTTACAGTATAGCTAAACCAGAAACTAAAGAAACTTTAAGTGCTCTTAACTTTGGAGAGATTATCTCTCAGTTCTTTCCTAGTAGCGATACTAATTGGAATGATGTAGTATCAGGATTACTTACTAGTGATCGTATCTCCGATACTCAAAAGACTATTTTATCTAAATTACAAGAACTACAAAACATCAACCCTAGTATCAAGCTAGTAGTTTTTGATGATACAGACTCTATGGATGCAGGTCAAGTAGCATTCTATGATAACAACTCACGTACGATCTACATAGGTAAGACTGTAAGTGAGAGTATGGATGATTCTAAGCTCATTAGAGACATTATCCACGAGTCTATGCATGCTTACACCATTAAAGCTTTGAATGAACCTGTAACAGATCAAGAGAAAGCATTTAAGGCAGAGATGGAAAAGGCTTACAACTCTTACTTGAAGAAGTTTCCTAACTTAGTTGTTAATTACGGATTTAACAATGTAGAAGAGTTTGTAAGTGAGGTAGTATCCAACCCCGATTTTAGAGCAGCTTTAATCACACAACAAGAGTCGCTTAAAGAAGATAAGAACTTCTTAAGAAACATGATAGAGAAAATTACAAACTTCTTAAAGGGTTTGTATATTGACGTTCCTAGTTTAGAGGAGATTGATTCTATCATCAACAATTATCTAGATCACTTAGTTGAGACTAGGGATATGCCTGTTACTCAGGGAGAGTATGACTTAAGATTCAGAAATGAAAAGTTTAATCCCAACGGAGTTACAGATTTAGAAAGATTTCCAGAGTTACAGAAGTTTGTAAACTTCATTAATAAGAACTCTTCTACTAAGATGTGGGGACAGATCACACAATCCCTTAAAGAGATTGATTCTTCTCTTAGAAACACTGGTAGACTACAAGAACGTTTCACTAGTATTAATGCTACTAATGCTAAAGATATCTTAGCTAATACTGTTAGTTATTTAAATTCAGCTTTATCTACTCTTTCAACTGTACAGAATCAACTAGAACTTTATAAGAAGAATGCTTCTGAGTTTGAAGACTTTGCAATCATTAAAACTTTTAACTACGCTAAGAACTTAAGTGGAGTAATTAAAGACCAGCTTAATGAGTTTGAAAAAGAGTTTAACTCTATCTTTAACGTAGAGGATATAACAGACATGCAAGAGAGAGCTAGCACTATTGAGGCTTTTGAAATGTCTGTACCTAACTACGAAGAAGTAGTTAGAGAGATTTTAAGCAGTATAGAAGGTACTCGTAAGTTAGCGGACTCTATTGACAGTAACTATAATAATGCAGTAATTGCTCCTATTGCTAGAGAGTTGTCTAGTTCTTTTGGAGAGAGTGCAACAATTGAGGGTAAGAAAAAAGTACAAGAACAACTTGCAGCATTAGTTGCAGCTAAAGCCAAAGCAGACTCTACAGGTAAAACAGCTTTATCTAAAGTTTTAGCTAGAGAGATTGAAGACTTAAGACAGTTAGAGAAGTTTATTCCTACAGCTAAAAACATTGAAGAGCTTCTTAAGAACGATAAGAAGAACGGAAGAGAGACTAGTTTGTTAGGTATGTGGATTAACAATGCAGTTCAAGGTAAGAATCCTACTGTCCAAATTGTTAAACAGTTTATTGATAAGGCTACTGCAGAAGCTCAGGTAAACTCTGGTAAGTTTAGTAAGCGTGCTCAAGACATTTTTGATAGACTACGTGCCCTTAGAGGTAAGTTAGCTACTGAGGTAATGACTTACCAAACCTTATATAAAGGTTTTACTAGAGAGGTAGAAGTTTTACATAAACAACCAGATGGTTCTTTCAAGAAAGTAAAACAAGCAATCTTAAACACTAAGTTAAAAGAAGAGGAGTTCCAAAATGATCTTAAGCTTCTTTTACAAAGAGAAGACGATGCTTTAAAGACAGGTAATCAATCTGCTATTGACTCTACCAAAGAAGCTACTAATAAGTTCTTAGAAGAGTATGCTATGCGTCCTTACACAGACGAGTACTACAAGATTCAAGAATTACTTACAGAGGAAGCTAAGCAAGCAAGAGAAGAAATCTTATCAGAGATTAGTTTCTTATCAGAAGATCCTAATCCTGAAGAAGGAACTAAAGACGAAATCAAAAGACTCTTAACTGAGTTTAATCGCTTAGGTTCTCTTTACTATTCTAATGGAGATGAGAAGCCAGCAGGAAGTAAAGAAAGAAGAATAGCTGAATCTATTATGGCTTGGAAGAAGGAAAGAAACAATCGAGATGTTTTAACCTACGACAACCTAACTAAGAGAAAACAGTGGCAGATCCAAAAGAATGAGATAGATGAACAGTACTCTAAAATTTTAAAGAGAAAGAATGCTTCAGATATTTCTATGTCTATGGCAGGATTTGCAGAAGTGGCAGACGAGAATCTGGCAGAACAGAATGAAAAGATTACTAAAGAGTTTGAAGAAGCTAAGAAAGTAAGAGATCAATGGTACGAGGAGAACACAAAAACAGAGATTGCACCTGAGTTCTATCGACAACAACAAGCTATCACTGATTCGATTAATGCTATTCTTAGTAGGTATCCTACTTTTGATGCACAAGATCTTACTGATGCTTACCAAAGATTAAACAATGCAGTATTAGGCTTTAGAGATAACGATGGAGCTATCCAAGGTAATGACGTTGTTAATGCTGGTAATTTGTTTCAGACTGTAAAAGAAATAGAAGAAGAGATAGAAACCATTAAGAAAAATAGTCAGGCTAGGGAAGTAAGCAAAGATGACCAAGAAGAGTTGGCTAGACTGTATAAGATGCTTAATGCTTTGCAGGGTAGAAAAGAAACTCAATACTACAAAGACAAAGTATCAGAAGTACAAGCAAGTATCAGAACAGAGTTAGCTCAGGATGAAGAGTTCATAAAGGGCTTGGATGAAAAAGCTAAAGCTAGAAGAGATTCTTACATTGCAGCACAGTTAATGAATACTTTTACAACAGTAGAAGATGTTAAACAAGCAATGATTGAGGAAGAGATAGAAGATAGGTTTAGAGCAACCCAATGGTATAAGGACAATCACATCGTTACAGAAGAAACTAGAATCGTAAACGGAGATACAGTAACAACTACAAAAGAAAGACCTTCTTATATCTGGACTCAGGTAGTACCTAAAGATCCTAGAAACATTATAGAAGAATCTCCTTCTTTTCAGTGGGCTATTCCTGTAATTGATGAGACGTTCAAGAACAAGGATTATCGTTTTACTACAGAACCTAGACCTAGAGAAACTCAAGATGGTAAATACTCTAACCCAGAGTATTCTAGCTTACCTGCACAAGAGAAAGCCATTCTAGATGATATTATTGCTTTACATGAAGACGTACAGAAAGAGTTGCCTAAGAGTCAACGTGTAGGGTATGCTATTGTAAACGAAAACAAGACAGCATTTGAAACTCTATCTACAGCTTTAAGAAAGCCTCTAGATACATTCTCAGGAATCTATGAGTTATTTAAGTTAACCTTTGCACCTAACATAGGATCTGCTGAGTACGAAAGACTAGATGACTCAGAAGTAGAGGTTATTAGTGGAAGAAAGGTACAATTAATTCGTAGTCGTTATAAGACTCCTTTAAACACTAACCAAGTATCTTATAATATTCTAGGTAACATTGCTAAGTTTGGTGTTTACTCTTCCCACTTTGCAGCCATGCAGAAGATTATGCCTACTGTGTTCAGCACAAGAGACGCATTAGAGAGAAACAAATCAGCAGAAAGTACTTTATCTACAGTAGACTTTGAGATCTCTAAGAACTTCTACGGAGAAGAAATTAGTTCTATGGGTAACAATAAGTATGTAAAACTTATTAGTCGTCCTTTAAACAAGTTCTTATCTGTAGGTCAACGTAAAGCTTTACAGTTTAACGTAATTGCATCTATAAAGAACTTTGCAATCAACTTATGGAACGCAGGTATAAACAATAACCTAGCAGGTGTAACTAGAGCAGAGTTCATTCAAGGTATGTGGAGAGGTATCAAACAATCAGATAAGATGTTTGAAGTGTACAGAGGAGGAGGAAATGTTTCCTACTACGCAGACCTACTGATGCATTTTAATGCTATGCCACAAGCACAACCTGGAGCTAAAGCAGATACTATCCATCAGACTATGTTGAATAGGTTTGTTTCTAGTGAGACTGCAGGATTTGTAGTACGTGGATACTTAGAAAGTATTTCTACTATTGCTGTATTTGAATCTATCATGAACCAATATAACGTTCAGATAGAACAGGGAGGAACAACAAGAACTATTAAGTTAGCAGAAGCTTACGAGCAAGTAAATGGTAAACTTCAGCTTAAAGCAGGAGTTAAAGTAGAGAAAATAGATCGCTTAGAGCAAGAAATCAGAGATAGAATCTTTAACTACTTTACTGGGTCTCAAGGTAACTACTATAAAAGAGGTTCTGCTCAGTACGAAAGATACATTATTGCTAGAATGATAATGAGTATGAAGCGTTGGGTAGCTACTACATTTAATAATAAGTACGGAGCAAGAAGACTTCAGTTAAACACAGGTAACCTAGAGAAAGGATTTAACAGAGAAGTTATGTCTTACGTCCAGTTGCTAGCTTTGGGAGGTAGTTCTATGGCTAACCAAATGACTACTGATCAACAGAAATCTAGAATGCGTACTGCAGCAACTAACTTAGTAGCTATGCTTGCTGTTCAACAAGCTTTAATTACTACTATGGGTATACTTGCTAAGTCCTTAGATGATGATGATGAAGAGCCTACTAGTCCTTTCTTGGCGTTTATTGGTAATATTCTTCAGGGTATGCATGATGAGTTAAGTACCTTCAGTCCTTTAGGAGCTGCAAACTGGGCTTACAAATCACTCCTACAAACTCCTCAGAAACAACCAGGAGAGAGTGATGCAGTAGCAAGAGCTAAACAAATAAGTTGGAGTTTGATTGGAGGTACAACTAAAGCTTCTTATGATGCTTTAACTCCTTTCTTTGATAAGGATACTTGGTTAGATCCTGCAGGTTCTTTTACTTATAGATATACAAATGGTTTACCTGACTCTTTTAGTACTCCTGAAGCATTAGAAGGTAAGTCAAGCTTACTTGCAGCTTTCATGATTTATACAGGAGCAGAAGTGGGTATGAGTCAGTTCCTACAACCAGAGAAGAAGCTTTACACAGTTCTAAAATACAATCCAAGGTTAGACTTCACAGAGGAAAGAAGAATTAAACTAGATCCAATGGGAAGCTATAATGAGTTAAGTGAGAGGGTAACAGCAATAAAGAAAGAGTTGAAGTCAGTAAAGCCCTCAGAGATAATAACAGATAGAGCAGAAAGAGACGCTAAGATTTCCGAAATACTAGTCCTAGAGAAAACCATGGAAACAATAGGAGAACAATATTCATATGTAGGAGCATACTATAGAAATAGAAAGTTTGCTTCTTCTTTGGGTAGTTCAGAAGCAGCAGATCTAGATAAGGAGATTAAAAGATACCAAATACAGAATAACCCACAAGATTTTATTAGAGAAAAGATAAAGTCTAAACAGGAAAGTCTAGAAAATAAAAGAGCTAAGGAGAGACTAAGGGGAAAATAGTCCCCCTAGTTTCTTGACTTTATTTTTAATTAAAGTATTTTTGTTATACGGACTACGGTCGGACTTAACAGTCGTAAAGATAAATATTTATGGAAACACATGACATTCTCAGAGAGCAATCAAAGAAACTTCGTCACATCGAAGGTCAACTTTGTTGCATCAACGCTAGCGTAACTGCGGAAGCAGGTATGAACGGCAGTAAAGTAATCTCAGGCACATCACCAGTTACAGGTACTTTTCAGTACTTTGTTGTTAACGCATCAGCTGTAGTTAGTGCTATCTTGGATCAGAACGCAGCTAGTCTTATGACAAGCTTAGGTCTTTCAGGAGTTACTTTGGCACCAGGAATGAAGATTAGCGTAGCTAAAGGAACAACTATCTCTTCTATAACACTTGCTTCAGGATCTATTATTGCTTACAACGCTTAATTGATGAAGACCCTTTTAGTAACTATCACCACAGTATGTGCCTTTTTGGGCACATATTTTTTAAATCTAACTGCAGATAACGCAGAACAATACTTAGCGATTGTTGCTGTTGTATTTGTAGATGGATTTTTTGGTGTATGGGCAGGTACTAAGAAGATTGGTTTTCAAACAAGAAAAGCAGTTAAAGTACTTCAGACTTTGTTTGCTTGGGTAATGATTCTTTCTGCTATCTTAATGGTAGAGAAAGGATTTGATGGTACGTTCTGGCTTTCAGAAACTTTCTGTGCTCCTTTTATCGTCTTCCAACTTATTAGTGCTCTTAAGAATGCTAACACAGTAGGAGTAATAAACAACAGTGTACTATCTCAGATCTTAGCAAAGATAGATCAACATAAATTTAACCACGATAATGAAAAACCTCTCGATTAAACTTAATATTATCTTTTTCTTCATCATTGCTTACTTACTTTTTAAGTATGAGTATGTACAGGAACAAGATACTAACCAAGTAATATCTTTTATTGATTCTATAGATAAACAAAACGATACCTACTTTGAAAAGATTGACTCTCTAGAACATATAAAGCACGAAGAGTATTTCCGTTACGAACAAATCACCCTAAAGTATGACACAATTCAGATTGCTATTGACACTATGCCTGATATTGACGGCACAAAATTCTTACTCACAATCAGTAGACAGCTTACCCTTAAAGGAGTTGAATGATGAGTTCCTAAAAGGAATTCAAGCACGTGAGAGAGTAGTAAGTCTTAAGAAGATTATCAAGACAGATAGCGTTCAGTTATCCTTGTATAAAGATTCTATTATCCCTAACTATAAAAAGGCTTTAGATACCGCTAAAGTAGAGATAGTTCGCTTAGATACTAAAGTTAGGTCTCAAGCAGAAACAATTAAAACTTTAAAGAACGTTTTGAAAGGCGGGTTATTTGCTATAGCTTTGTTAACCATAGGGTTAATACTTTAACCTACCAGCCTATGATGCCAATCTCAAAACAGATTATCCAACACTACATGGATAATCCAAATACGGATGAGTCAGCTTTAGAAGTTGCTATTCGTTTCAACTACCAACCAGAAGTATATAATGAACTAAGAGCTAAGCGAGTTCGTGACTTAAAAAGAACTGCTATGTATAAGTTGGGTGCAGATAAACCTTTAACGCCTAACGATCAACCTACACAAATTACAGGAACTTATGATGAGAATCTAGATAAAGGTACCCTTGAGGTATCTAAACTAGTTTCTACTCAACCTAGATCTTCTGAAGAAATCATCGAAATCCACAAGATAGATAGATCTAAGTGGAGATTAGTACAGTATTGGAGTAAAGAAAAACAATCAGGTTGGCTAGTGTCAGCCTTATTTGCTTCTATAAAGCCTGAGGACACTTTTCCTCAAGACATAGAGAACGTTCTCAGAGAGGTTTTCCTAGAATCTAATATAACTCCGTACCCAACACCTAGAAAGTCTCCTATAGCGTCTAAGAGAGGCTTATTCGTCTACATGAGTGACAAACACGTAGGTGCTCTTACTCATCCTAACTCTATTTTCAACAATCAGTACAACGAAGATGTCTTCGAAGTACGTATGATGAGAGTATTAGAAGAGATAGAGAAGCAAGTAAAGACCTATGGAAGGTTAGAAGATCTTTTTATTTGTGATTTAGGAGATTCATTAGATGGTTGGAATGGTCATACTACTAGAGGAGGACATGCACTTCCCCAGAACATGAATAACAAAGAGTCTTTTATGACTTATCTTTATGCTCATAAGCGATTCTTTGACCTGTTAGTAGAGAAAAACTTAGCTAATAACATTCACGCTATTATGCAGACAGAAGATAACCACTCAGGTTCTTTTGGCTACATAACTAACCAAGCACTAACTCTTTATTTAAATACGGCTTATCCTTTTATCAAAGTAACGATAATGGAGAAGTTCTTAGAACATTTTGACTATGGAAAACATACATTTATTTTTACTCATGGAAAAGACTCTGAGGATCTTAAGCATGGTCTTCCCCTTTTCTTAACCGAGAAAGCAGAAAATTTCCTTAACAAGTATATAGATCACCACAATTTAGGAGAGAATAAAAACATCTCAATAGTAAAAGGTGACCTACATACAGAGAGTATGCAACAAGTTTACAAGTTTAGATATAGGAATGTATTGTCTATGTACGGCTCTTCTAAGTGGATAATGAATAACTTTGGTCCTGGTTATCCAGGAGTTTCGTTTGATTTAGTAGAAAAAGATACGGATTTAATATATTCGTTTTATATTCGCTTTAAATAAAATTAAGATGATTAAGATAGCAGATATAGATAAACTTATAAACCAGTTCTATTTAGACTCAGAGAAGGATGGGTTAGCAGTAAGACCTAATGTGGTACTGCTTACAGAAGATCAGTTTGAAGATCTATTAAAAGAAATGGGAGTAGAGGAAGAAGACGATGTTGTAATAGAAAGTATACTAGGATTAGATGTCGTCATAGCAAACGGGATAGAACATCCAAGAGTAATAAGATTATAAAAAAAGGGGCCCTATTAAGAGCCCCTTTTCTTTTGGTTGGTAAACTAAATAACTAAAAACTAAAACTAAATAAACTAAAACTATGATTACATCGCTTGTGGTCCTCCTGTAGCAGCTAAGAAAGCAAGAACTTCTTCTTTCACTTTCAGCTCTACTACGATTGGCTCACTTGTGATTTCAAATTTAGTGATTTTTACTGGAACTTTTTGCTTAGTTGCAGGATCAATTTTGTATTGATAGTCTACAGGGTTAAGTTTATCAGCGTTACCTTCTAAGACAACGGCTAAACCATTCTCTGTAGGGTAAGTCATAAGAACCTTGTGGATGTTAAAAGAGAAACCTTTCTTGATGATCAATTCCATCTCTTCACCGTTCTCTACTTTTTCTTTTTCTGTGTAATAGAATAACATATTTGTCTTTTTAATTACCAAACGATAGCAATGTCTCGATCACTTACCATGATCTTTTCTTCTCCTTCTACTTCAACTAACTCTGCTGATTGAAGGTACATGATGTTTACATAAACGAAGTCTCCTACTTTTACGTTGGTTACTTCTTCTCCGAGAGCGTATACTTCTAAACGCTTAAGGTTAGCCAACTCTTTCATGTTCAACTCTTCTTCCATCTCTGGTGTAAGTTGAATGAGTCTTTCTTCTCTCTTAGGACGCTTGAGTAATACTCGGTGTCCTTTTACTGTGATTGCCATATTGTTTTAATTTGTTTTTGCTTTGATTACATCTAGACCTGCTGCTATTAATAGTTCTAATCCTGTTCTATTTCTATAATCTTCTAGATATACAAATGTAGTGATTCCACTTTGAATAATCAACTTAGCACAATGCACACAGCATGCATGAGTACAGTACATAACGGCTCCTTCTGTACTGATAGGACTCTTGCATGCTTTAGTAATTGCATTGGATTCTGAGTGGAGTACGTATTCAAAGGTTATATCATTTTCTTCACATACATTTGGAAACCCTGAAGGAGTTCCATTATACCCAAAAGAGATAATGTTTCCGTTCTTTACGATTAAAGATCCTACCTGGAGTCTCTTACAGTAAGATTCTTGAGCAATTCTTACAGCTAAATCTAAGTAAAGTTCAGACTTATCAGTCTTAGGCATGTTATATATGATAGGTATTTTATACATTATTGTTTATTAAAAATTGTTCAGGTGGTACAAATCTACAAAGTTCTCTTGGTACTTCATAAAAATCTTCCCAACCTTTTCTACCATCTTTAGTTATATACTTTTGTACTTTATGTTCGTATCTAAAAATTACATCAGAAGGTGCCCATATAGCTCCACCATTCCTATTACTAATTATAAAATATATAAACCAGTTCTTCTCAGCAAACTTTCGCTTACGAGAAAGAAATGATACTGTTTTATAAAAAGCTTCAGGAGTAGTAATACTTATGTCTTTTTTCATTTCTGCCTCAAACAGATATCTATTACCATCCTTATAGGCTAGTATGTCTATATTAAAGTCTTCTTCTTTAGATTCTATTTCATAACCTTTACTACTTAGAAAATCAGAAAGGAGTTTTATTCCTTTCTGATTATAAGTATTGTATGATTCTTGTATAAACGGCACTAAGATAAACTGAGTTCAAATCTAAAGATTTCTTTTGGAATATCTACAACTACGTCTTTAAAATTTATATCACGATGTAAAAGAGATTTATAATCTTTGGACATGTCATTAAACCTACCTTGCTTAAATAATTCAATGTCTCTATGATATAAAGAACTAGGTCTAAAGACATACATAACCATGTTATCTACTTCATAATAGTCGTAGAAAGAGTCAAATCCTGTAATTTTAGTTTCAAACATCTCAAAAGCATCTTTGTCTGTAGGCTTAAACAGAAAGAACAAACAGTTAGTGTACTTACTTTTATACCCGTAATCATCTATGTAAACATTAACTAACCCAAAGTTAGCAAGTAAACGAGCAGCATTAGCCCCTGATGTAAATATCATGGGGCTAAGGAACTTTGTGGTATTGTTTGTAGTATCTGAGTACACTTTACACAATTCTAAGTCCGTCATTCCAGTAGTCCTCCATTGTATATGCCCACATATCGTTTTCTGAGTGCCATTTTAAGCGTTGAATTGCTTGGTGGAACCCTTCATACTCCTTACCTAAGTAAGTGCCTCCCATCTTTCCTAAATCCATTAGCTTGTCTGACATCTCATAGATCAAAGGACTGCCTGGATACTTCTGACTTTCTACGATAAATCTAAAGTTATGTATAGTCAAGTTCTCTCCGTAGATACTTAGGTCTGTTTGTTTAAGAGCTTCTGTGTAAAAGGCTGCTTGGAAATCATACCTGTGCTTAAGCAACATCTCTATCCAGTAGTTTAAAGAAGTTGTGGTTGTTTTGAGATCAATAGGATATAGGATGTTGTTTACTGTGTCAACTACCACTAAATCCAAAAGACCCTTACAAGCAACTCCTTCGTATTCAAACTGAAGAGACTGTTGAGTAAATACTTTAAACTGTGAATTCCCTACTACATACTTAGAAGTAAAGGGACTCATCTTAAGAGTGTTTGCTACGTTCTGAATGGTTGCATACTGAATAGGACTTACTACTTTCTTTCCTTCCCCAGCAATCAAGTCATCATAATAGGCTTTACCCTCTTTCTCGAATCTCTCTCTCACCTTAGCAAGAGTATCACGCTTAAATCCTGCTAATTCGTAGGCTATGTTTTCTGCCATAGTATCATTACGATTAGCAAATAGATGCCATACAAAGTCTCCCATCTGTCCTGTAGGTCTTTCTACAGTACTAAAATAGAATTGCTCCATGAATACATCTTCTCCTTGAGTTAATAATAAATCTACTCCATCACCTATAACTGTTACTTCTGCTGGTTCATCCATGTCAGAATTAGGATCGTAGTTAATATAAAGGTTAGGGTGTAAAAGTATTTTCTTTAGCCTACTCTGGCTTTGTGCTGTGTTGGATAAATAATCCTCGTCTAAAATCATTGCTTCGTAAATTTAATAGTTAGTGTAAACCATAAGAACCCTAAATGAATACTAAACCTCTCTCTAGAGTTAGTGCGACTAAAAGTTAATATGGGTAAAGGATAGAAGAACCAATAAGGATAATTCCTTTGGCCTTTGGTTAGTTTGGAAAAGTTACTTACTTGGATCTTCATGGGTCAAATCATTAAACTCAGGCTTCTCCCTTAAGATATAGGCAATAAACATAGCATTACATTGTATGTGTCCTATATGGTGGATAAGAGATTCTTTGTCGTGAGACTCTCCTGATAACAAACTAAAAGTATGTCTCAACATACTCTCTAATACTTCGCTAGCTGGCATTCCTTTCTTCCAATTATCTTTAGCGTATTTCTTAGCTCCGAACTCTAGTACTTCTACCATAGGTTCTAAAGACTTAAAATCTACTAAAGACCACTGAGCCTTACCTTTGTTGTAGCGTAGTGCTTGACTACCCTCATTATAGTCTTCCATAGCAGGAAAATCGTTAGCCATAGTTAACGTTTTAAGGCACCTGTAGTAGTTTTAGAAATAGGATAAGCAGGAACTACTGTAAGAATAACTCTTCCAAATTTCATAGGAAGAACATTAGTTACAATAGACATTACTTCATTACAGTTTACTATAGTTCCTAATTGGATAGTTTGACTGTACTCATCTCCATAATAGGTGACCATGTTTTCTCCATAAGCGTAGGAGTGTGCGACATCAGGGGAGCCAACAGCTTCCACTTTGTCTGATTCTGTGCGGGGTTCTATAATATATAACATAATTTTTAGTCTAGTTCTGGTACTTCCACTCCCAGGATTTCTCTTGCAAATAAAATCACATCTTGTATAAACTTATGTACTTCGTCTTTCTTACCGTTAGATAAAGAGAGAGGAGTTTTAATAAACTGTCCTTGGAACATAGTCTCTTCGTAGAAGTACTTGTCTTTAAGGAATGTTACTACGTCCTCTTTGCTATATACTTCCCCTGTAAGCGACTCAAAGCCTGCTTTTACTATAGGTACTAGGGTACTATAGAAATAAGCTAACTGAGGGTTTGTTTTCTTAGAATCTATTCTAGTAATACAAACTTCTACATCTATACTCGGATCTTGTTTCATAAGTTCTTTAAAGTATGATTGCATTAACTCTTTATCTCCCTTAAGATAAACGTTACCATCTATATTAAGGGAAAGAGTTGCAGGTATGTAAACTCTATTTATCATTAGTTCTCTTTTCTATTTCTTCCAAAAGCAAAAATGCCAACTCTTCGTCTTCTTCTATCTGGTTACTTACGTTTCTCTTCTGCAAATATCCGTCTAAAATTTTAATAAAGTAAGCATTTTTTGCTTTTGCTTCGTTAATTGCTTTTCGTAAATCGTCATTAACAAAATCACGGATAAACTGATACTGTGTGTTAACTGCTCTAGCAAGGAGATAAGTTCTTCTTACCTCCTTTATCTGTTCATCTGTCATTCTTCTGCTTTTCTGCCTGGCTTCTTACGAGTCCTAGTTATAGGCTCTGTAACCTCTAAGTCAAGATTTGATAACTCCTCTTTAGTATAAATAATACTATATCCTTCTATTTCAGCCATCTTTCGATTATCTTGATAACATTTGTAGAGTTCAGGAGTATATCTTTCTGCGCATCTCATTAAGTCAAGATAGTGAGCATAATGTAAACGTCTTTTTATCTCGCCAGTCAGTAACTTAATAATAAAAGTTTTCGGATAGTACTTACCAGCATCTATTAGGTCAATCTGTTTGCCGTCTATTATTAAGTAGTCCGCAAAGTATTTACCTTTTATACTATGCTTTAAGACTTCTTCGTTCTTTTTGTTCTTTTTCATGGCTATTTTTTCTTAAGAGATTTAATAATCATTCTAATCTGTTGACCTTCAAGTCTCAATTTATGAATTTTTTTATCTATGGTAACCAATCTTTGGTGTAAATACTCTGGGGTTAACTCTCTTAGTTTTAAAATTTCTTCTTGTTTCATAATTACTTTTTCCAAAATTTTTCTATGCAAGGATCTGCTTTGAGAGGAACTCTCTTACAAAACTTAGCACCTGCATCTACCATTGCTTTTTCTAATTGTGCAGCAGCCTGTTGCGCAATTTCCTCAGGTGTTTCTATTAATATCTCATCGTGTATTATATTGACTATCAATACTTTAAACAATAAGTTATTAGGTACTAGATACTTAGTCCAGAAATACACACAAGCTAACTTAGTAATCTCTGCTGATTCACCTTGGATAGGATAGTTCAAAGACATGCGTTCAATGTCTCCACGCTTTCTAAAGAATTGGCTTACCTTCTCTTTCATTTCTCTAGCCGTAGGTGTGTTTGCATTCTTCATCTGTTTATACCTGTCCCAGAAATCTTTGTTCATCTCGTTCTTAAGTTTAGAAAACTCATCGTAGTAATCTACGTAAGACTTTTTACCTGTTACGGGTGAGATAAGAACATAGCCATTCTCTACACCAAACTTCTTTGCTTCAGTAAAGTAAGCTGCTAATCCTGGGAAGGCTCTAAAGTATGCATCATAGATAGACTGACCTTGTTCTACATTTAGTCCTAGTTGATCTGCAATACCAATACCTGATCCACCGTAGTTAATAGCAAAGCCTGCAACCTTAGCTGATTGACGCTTATCCTTGTGTTTTTTTTTGATGTCATTAAGATCCATACCATCTAACTCAGGATACATCTTGCTCGCAATAAAGCTGTGCATATCACCCAAGTCATTATCATAGAACTCTAAGAGGTTTTTATCTAGACACTTGTTAACTAATACAATTTGTTCTTGACCTGTATAGTCACAACCTACTAGAGTGTTTCCTTCTGATGCTACAAAGCAAGATCGAGTTTCTTGGTCTGAGGGAATGTTCTGAAAGTTAAAGTTCTTTACGTCTCCTGATTTACCACCACTAGATAAGCGTCCTGTGTTCATCAACTGCTTAAACTGTGTGTGGATTCTTCCGCTTACTGGATTAATTTGGTCTATCCAGTTCTGTCCGTAAGTACCTATGTCTTTTTGAGCTCCTTTAAACTTTAAATAAAGCTCAATAATGGGGTATTTTGAGCTGTATTTTACTAGATGATTAGCTTCAATGGTGTCTTTAGTCTTTCCTTTCTCTACTACTTTAGTGTTTACACCTAGTGCCTGAAAGAACTCCACAACTTGTGAAGGTGAGTTCCAATTCACATTAACCTTAGTCGAAGAAGAGAAGAGGTCAAGTTGAGAGTCGATAAACTTTTCCATCTTATTATCTAGGATGAATTGGTTTAACTGTGCTTCAGCTTCATCTGCTATGGCTTGTACTTTGTTTATCTTAGCTGTCCATTGCTCTACGTCTAGTTTCATTCCTGAATACTCGATGTAGGCTAGTACTAATACAAACTTATTGTCCAAATCAATGGACACTGAGGTACCATCTGCTAGCTGTAAGAATTCTTGTTTGTCCTTTAATTCGTGTAGATACTTTACGTCATACGCAGAGTACTTTACGAAACCTTCAGTAAGTCTACCTGTAATATTTAGTCGCTCTTCTTTGCTTAGTATGATTCCACAATGACGTAGTACACAAGCAGCAAGTGAGCATCTATGGCTTTCTATACCTAGGCGAGATGTTTTTTCTCCTAAGAAGGTATCGTATACCTTTGTTGGAATTACCCTATAATGATAAAGGAATCTTAGGTCAAACTTTAAGTTATGACCAATAAGACCCTTAGTCTCTAATAACTCTTTGTATTCGTTGATGTCAATCGTAGTTAAGTCTATTACGTATTGAACATCGTTATCTCCTAACTGAAGAGTATACAGTTTAGTAGTGTAAGGATCGAAACCTGAGGTCTCTGTGTCCAAACCTATCCACTCTAACTTGTTTAAGTATTCGAGGGACTCTTGTACTGTAGTAAGGGTAATGTCGGGTAAGGAGATATCTTGTTTGGTAACTAGATATATCATTTTAAAATGGGTTCTACTATCTTGTTATAATCATTTAAAGCCTGTTTAAGCTTTTCATACTTCTGCTCTTGTGAGTAGTTGCCTTGTTCAATATCGGTAAGGCAGGTTCTGTACACATCGTAGATAAGCTTTCTATCGTGGTTACTTAACTTAAGAATCTTATTCGAAAGTTGTAGCATGTCTTCTGTGGTATCTTCTCCCCATATCTTGTTTAAAGATTTACCTAAGTTCCATACGTGATGAGGGGTATAAAGATTGCACTTAGGACAAGCTGGTAATAAGTTAGTTAAGTGATAACGAGTAGATACTTTAGTTCTACCTACAAAGTGAGCACATTGAAGTCCTTTAGGATCTAGAGTAATCTCACAAGCATGGCACTTATTAACGTGTGCACCTCTTACTAACCATGATGTTATTTGATCTAACTTGGTTTGAGTAATAGTTTCTTGTTTGATCTTACGTTTAATTTCTTTGCGGACTTTTTGCTTAGCTTTCTTTTCTTTTACTACACATCCTGCACAAAGTCTTTTAGTCTTGTTGGCGATAGCTTTTACTTTACCGCACTCAGAGCAAGGCTTCTGCAAGTCTCTTTCTTCGGGATTTCCTTTTACAGGAACTTTCTTGATTGTTCTCTTTAACATGGTGTACAAATATAACTAAAAGAAAAGGGGATCTGTTGACCCCCTAATCTTTTTTGGCATGCAAGAGAATTACAAAGTTAACCTAGCTTCGTGTATAGGAGTGTAGGTTTCAGAAATTAATTCTAAGCCTCTGTTGTTGATGTTGTAAGCTGTTCCGTGGATCAAAGACTCACGCTTATGCTCTATACTCTTGTGTCCCATCATATAGTTAGTGAAACGAGTAGTAGCATTAAACAAAGCATAAGCTGTATTACCATGAGTGTTATACTCAGTAGCAATAGCTTGTTTGAAATCTAAGATACGATTCTTAGTACGAGAAGCTTCCCCATCACCTCCGATAATACCTAAGATAAAATCGTCTGTAACTACTTCAGGAATGTTAATTTTACTCAATTCTATTAACTTCTCAACAAATTGCTCCTCTTGAGTAAGAGAGTTTTGTAGTTGAGAGATGATAATAGCTAATCTTCCGTGAGAGTTCTTAGTGTGTCTTACCCTCTGAGACTCTCTTAGAGCCATGTAAAACGTGTTAGCACATACAACTGTCACATTGGTTGCTCCGAAGCCAATAGGAGCACTACCATCGTGTGAAGTAAGGGCTGTAAGAAACCTCTTATTGTCAGATCCACCAATAGTAACATCAGTTAAAGGAAATTGATAGTATACTTTCTGGCCGTCTCCTAAGAAACCACCTCTTTCTCCTGAGATATTAACCCTAGCAGCAGCTTCTAAAAGCATGTCTAAGATTTCTTCATTCTGTGTAGGAACATATTTAGATCCTACGATACCTAAACACTTGTTAGTATCTCCTCTGAAGATACCAAAAGCAGGAGTAGGTTCTCCGTTAGGACCTACTAGTTCACGTTTGTCTACTGTCCAGTTAGTCCTGGAGGTTTCTAATAATTGTTGTTTGTTCATAAGGCTGGTCTTTTAAATGTTTCAATAAAGTTTTGTAGTTCTTCTAGTTCTTTGATTCTACCTTGTACTTCACAATAGTCGTACTCGGTGCTTTGTTCCATTAGTTTGGTTTGTTTTACTCTTTCAGTAAAGTGTTCTATTAATTTAGATTTAAATTCTAAATGACTTAATGTCTCGAAGTCTTGCCAATTCATATTTTTTATTTTAAGTTTTGTAGCCAGTCTATATCATCACGATTACTGGCCATTAGTATTTCGTTTATTCTTTTAAAGTGGTCACAATTCCACTTACCTCCACCGTATAAAGCGGCTGCAGGATGAGGTGCAACTAAGATGTGATGAAAGTTATCATCAATCAAAGGAGCAAACTTTAAAGCGTCTTTACCCCAGAAACAAAAAATAAGTCCTGTAGTGCTTTCGTTTAAAGTTTTAAACACAGCCTCTGTAAATTCAGTCCAATGAGCTAGGTGAGAACCTGACTTACCTTCCTCGATAGTTAAAGCTGCGTTAATTAAGAGAACTCCTTGCTTAGCCCATGCTTCTAGATCCATGTCAATAGGAAATGTTAGTTCGTCTGGATAAATATCTTCTTTAATCTTGTTATACATAACCCTTAAAGAAGGAGGAACTTGATCTTTATTTCTAGGACTGAAAGCTAAGCCATGTGCTGTAGGTTCTCCTTTGTATCTACCTGGATACGGATCCATACCTAAGATAACCACTCTTACTTTCTGAAAAGGGGTTAAATTAAAAGCCTTGAAGACTTCATCTTTGTAAGGAAGAATAGACTTAGTTTGTCTTTCCTTAGCAATGAAACCCCCAAGGCTCTTAAAATATGGACTCTCTATTGTATCTCTTAGGTGTAAATACCAATCATCTGGAATATTTACTAATTTTTTCATTAATCTCTTTTCTACGTTTACGTCTCCTGCTACTATCTAAAGTTTCTACAATAACATTAGCTCTAATCTCTGTATTCATCATACCAGGAAAAACATCATCTACCATGTTAAGGATTTGATTATATCTTACCTTATAGCTGTTCATTACATCGTAGAAGTCAGTATGCTGTCTAATCGAATGAATGATTGTAGAGTGATCTTTGCCTAGTAAGTTACCTACTTTGGTATATGTGTAGTGAAATTGAATAAGTAAAACAGCAGCAAACTGAAATCTAGCTTCTACATACTCTCTCTTTCTGCTTAGTTTAACAAACTCTTCTACACTGATTCTATTGACGTTACAAACTATCTTTATAATAGTCTGCTCAAAGTCTGTAAACTTAGCTAGATTTACTTTAACCATCTGAGCTTTTTCTTGTGCTAGTTTTTTCTTTCTTGCATACTCTTCAGGATCAATTATATTAATCCTTCTTTGATAGAACTCTTTGTTTTTAGATTTTAAATTTACTGTATTCAATAGACTCTCTTGCATAAGAGGTTCTATTTTGAGTTTTACGAACACAATTTCTAAAGCTTCTTTTACAATATCTTTAACTCTTGGCATAATTTTATTAATTTATCTTTTCCGTGTTCTTTATAAATGTCACTAATGTCCTTACCTAGACTTGCATGATGGTATAATACAGGTATGTCAAACATCTCTGATATCTTCTGTGAGCCTTCTATACCTGCTCTATCTGCATCAAACCACACATATATGTTATCGAATCTTGCTTTAAGCAATTCATAGGCATTTTCCGATATAGGTGTAGTTTCGCTTCTTACTGCAACTGCGTTAACTCCAATAGAGTGTAAGGTCATAACATCCTTAGTACCTTTAGTAATGACTAGGATACTTCCCTTGTGAGGGAGTTGTGTGTATCCTTCTAGCATGCCTCCAAAGAAATTAGTTCTAAACTTTACTCTCTTTTCTGCAAAGGGACGGTATAGTTTAAATTTATCTTTCTCTTTGTAGCGATAGCAAGGATCAAAGTCATTGTTAATGTACCAGATGTTATCAGCTATCCAAGCTTTGTCTACTCTTCTTATGTCAAAAAACTTAAGGATACTCGGAGTTACTCCGAACTGTGCCCAATATTCTAAGTCTTTCTGTGTAAAACGAGTAAGTTTAACTTTAATAGATGCTGGCTTTACCTCTGCTGGTTTAACTGTTTTAAGACTATCGATTTCTATTTTAAGACCTAACCTGTCTTCTAGGCTAAAGTTCTTAAGTTGGAAGTCAGACTCAATCTTATAGAGAATGTCTGGATACTCGTAACCAGTTCTCATTTGAGCTATGTCTATACAGTTGTAGTGGATTTTCTCAGTAGCGTAATCTATAAAATAAAGATTACCACCTTGACTCCACTTAAAGAAGCATGTTGCATGCTTATCAGATCTGAAAGGATTCTTGTACTTGTTTCTAAAGTTAATCTTTTCTCCGAAGTAGAACTCCATGAGTTGTTCTTGACCTAATAACTTGTACAAAGTTTGTACGTTAGGTCTAATTTCTATACTTGTCAGATCCATAAGAAAGGTTTTTAAAAGAAAAAGGGGCTACAAATGTAACCCCTTTTCTTAAAAATGAAACAGTTAGTTAAAATTAAAACAAGCTATCTACGTCATCACTAACAGGAGCAGTAGCTACATCGCTTTTTTCCCATGACATCATATCACTAGCAAAAGGACTTTCTACTTCGTTAGCAGCAGGTGCATTGTTTTCGGTGTATTCTTTGAAGTCAAAGTTTCCGTAGAAACTCTTAAATCCATACTCACCAGTAACTTGTTTAGCTACGTAATCAGTGATTTTACTGTTTACGTTTACAAATACTTTAGTACATACATCTTGGTACTTGTCGTCTTTGATTCCTAAGAGAACTTTAACACCCATGTTGGCTTTGTTAAAGTGTGCAAAGAAATCTACCAACTCATTACCTTTACCTTTTGCAATAGAATTCCAAGAATCCAATACAAATGGCTTCTCTTTAGGAGAGATATTACCATAAGCCTTCAATAAAGAGTATACAGTTTCTTCACCACCTTTAGCTTCACGAACACTCTTAAGGTCCATTCTACGAGAAGGATCCAAAGATGCTTGTGCTTCACTCAAAGCAGCCAAGTTCTCAGCCCAAGAAGTTCTAGTAAAGTTGTCAATGAATTGTTTCTTACCTGCTTGAGAGGTACGAGTATCATTGTTTACCCACAAAGAAAACTTACCACGTAAGTCTGTTTTAAAATCAGGATGGTTTACATACCAGAAGTCTAAACGCATTCCGTTTTCACCGTCATAGTTAGGCTCTTTTACTTTGTCTTCGTCAATACCTAGTAAAGCAGCAAGTGCTTTACTGTTAGGGTTAACAGCTACAACTTGAATAGGAGCAAATCCTGTGTACATCTTTTTGCCTGATGAAGGCTCTCTGGTTTCTAATTCGTCAAATTTCATAATAATTTTTTTTTGTTTTTTATTTTGTTTTGGTTACTTCTTCTGTGTAATAGGAGTCAATAGACTGACATACTAAGTTAAGGTCATTAGGGATTAAAGTTTCTGAGAACATATCCATTGGGCTCTTAGCAGGATAGTTGCGGAAACGGTTAGTCACAAAATGATAAGTTGCATTCTCGTCTTTATCTTCACCTACGTGAGTATAAAGTGCGATTGTAAACAATCCTTCGAGAACAATCTGGTTGTCTAACGCTTTACCGATAGTCTTAATCTTCTGACCTACGATATGTCCATCATCCTCAATTGTTTCGCTATGAGTGATGTAGAATACTTTAAGGTCATTACGAAGCTTACGAGCAGTAGTAAGCATGTTAGTTACGTCTTTAGCCAAGTTAACAAACTTACCAAAGCCTACTTCGTTAGCTTTCTTCATCATAAGAAATGACATAGAGTAGATAGCATCATCCATTACGATAGTCTTAATGTGTAATGCTTTCTCGCTAATCTGTTGTAACAAGGTAGTGATTTGGTTGATGTCGTCTACTTCCATGTAATTCTTAGATTCTAGGTTGTAGAGTTTCTCAGCTCCTTTGAAAGGCAATTCTTTCCGTGCTACGTTAATAATAAAGGTTTCTTTTGGGTCTAGAGTCCTGATAGAGGTAGATTTACCTGTACCTGAAGGACCTACAATTGCGATTAGTTTTGATGACATATTTTTTATTTTACTTTGTTTTCTTCTATGTTGTCTACAATATCACCTAGTGTATCCCAACCAAAGTTGGCTACAAAGTGTACTGCTGCGTGGAAACAATTCATAATACTTTTCTCAGGGTTTTCTAACAGTTCTTCTCTCATAGCTTCGTTGTTAAAAAGCTCTTCTGACATCCATACAATGTATTCGTTTTCTTGTTCTTCTGTCCAGGTATGTTTATCATACCATTCATCTTCTTGAAAGTCTATAGTGTTGTAATCTACGTTGATTACTTCACACATCTTCCGTATGAGTTGTACTAAATAAGGGTTCTTTTCTTCTTCGATCATTTTTAATGTTTTGCTTTTCTTAAAAAATTCTCATAGTGATTAGCTGTAGGGCTATTCATCTCTTGGGGTCTAGGTAACTCTTCAAATTCTCCGTTAGCTCCATTAAAGTATAGACCGATGCTTGAGTTTTCTAAGCCAAAGTATCTATCTTTTAGGAATTTAAGGGATCTGTAGTGGTTACCGAGTAATGATACATCATAGCCATTGTGTGTGCCTATGTTGTATCTAGCAGGACTAAACAAACCTATTACTACTTCGTAGTCTTGGTGTACACCCTTATTGATGTGAAGCTCCTCCATTGAGGGTTCTAGCTTCTCTTCCATAAGTTGACCTTTGTAAGTGTAAGTTTGCTTTTCTGAAGCTGGTGTTTGTTGGTGGACGATTACATTAACCATCTTAAAACGCTTAGAAAATATATCAAGAACATAATCCTTAATCATAAAGTCAAACGTTTGATAAGACGATAACTTCATCTTAGTGTCAGGAGCTAGCTCATTAGATAAAAGACTAATATGATCTAATACAAAGAACACCCACAAGTCATCTGACTTATAAGTATAACCTGTTATTATACGCTTACCTTCTTCTATTTCTTTGTAGGTGTATTCTCCTATCTCAGGATTTTCGAAGTACGCTTTTACGTACTTAGCCATACCTGTGGGATTTCTGATATAGTCAACTACCTCTACTGATCTTTCTAGTGTGTTAATGAACTTCTCTCCTTGCTTTACCTTTTCTAATAGTTCGCTACTTAAAGTATAATTACCTACTGATTTAAGTTGAGATACACTGATTGTAATACGGTGTTTCTCATACATATACATAGATAGGAATGATAGCCAAAAGTCTGTAGCACTTTCCTCTAAGGCAAAATAGAAGATTTTAGGAACTATGTTTGTGTTCTGTGTCTTCTTCATGATGTTAAGAATAGTCATGTATTTAGCAAACTTTGACTTACCTACACCTGAAGCAGCAGTTAAACAAGTAATAGAACCTTTAGTAAATCCTCCATAATGTTCTGATAAACGAGGAAATGGAGGAGGGATAGCTGTTAAGCCACCTGTCTCTTTAATAATCTTGTTACCCTCAATCTGACTTATTAACTTTTCAAAGTTCATAATTAGAGGATTTGATGACTATTGTAAGCAGGTCCTGTACCATTTTTGAGTTCTTCACACCACTTAGCTAAGTCGCTTTGATCTACTCCGTCTACTTTCTTAAAGATAAAGTAACCACATTCTCTGATGAATTTAATACTTCCTTGCTGCTTAAGCGTACTAATATACAGATCGGTGGCTTGTGAGATCTCTTCGAGAGTGTAATCATACTCAGATAAAAACTTAATCAACCTTTTAACTACACTAGACTTATCAGTTGTTTTACCTGATACTCCTAGATTCTTAGCACTGAACTTAGAAATAAAATCAGCTAACCATGTAGGAGGGATACTTAAGTCTCTGTTAGGAGCAGTGTTTATGTGTGTAGTCTTTAATTTCTCAAGAGCAGATAACTCACCAACAGACTCAGTTACATCAAGATCTTGTAGTGCTTTAGGAGTCCAACTGTAAGTTGTTCCATTAAACAGAAGTTTCTCTTCGTAAATCCATCTGTCTATCATCTTTTCCTGTTTGGCTAGTGCCCATAGTACTTCGTAGAATGTCTTTTTCATCTGTTTCTTTTATTAAATTAAAGTTTACACCTGCAAATATTTCCTTCGAATTAATCTTAGGCGGGTCTACAAAGATAAGCGAATCTTCCTCTTTTTCCAAGTCAATTTGGTCTTCCAACCACATTTTTTTCATAAAAAGAAAGCCTGGATGTGACTCCAGGCTATCTCCATAGTGTTCTATTTCTGTCATTTACATGTCTGCTATTTCTTGGAAATCAATTTTTCTTTCCACACACTCTTTAATCTTAGATTCTACGTAATCTTGGTCTTCTGCAACTACGTTAAATACGCTTTCACAAGCATGACAACAAGTGTGTAGTAAAAGATCGTTAGTAATTACTAAGCCACTTTCATCATAACAATGAGGGCAGATGTCATCCATAATCATTTCATCCAGCAGATCCTGACTTATTTCTTTAATTGTAGGGAAGAAAACAGAATAAGACTTAAGTTCCTCTCTGATTTTTGGATCTGTGTATTCAGGATAGCATTCCATAATCCACTCATTGTAGGTTTCATACTCTTTGTCTTTTTCTAGTTCTGCTTCATCTATCATTTCAGAAGGCATTTCTCTGCTCCAATAAGTGGATTGTTTACCTACTTTAGATCCAGTAGAAGCTGATGGCTCAAAAGGATCTATAATTTTAGGTTTAGATTCTACCCAATCTCCAGCTACTGCATCATAGTACCAATCATTGTCATCAGCATCAAACATATGAATTTGACGACCACCATAACCAAGAGGAATAGATGTAGATTTAACTTTAGATCCTCCGTAGGGAAGTTCTGACCTAGAGTATATAGGAAATGTAAGAGGAATGTTCCTTTCAGCAAGCATAGTAAGCATTTCATAAGCAAAGCTAAAAGCGTTGATAAGAAGACCTACACTAGCTATCTCGGTATCTGAGTGCTCGTTAAAGTAACCACATGATAAGTTATGTGAAGAAACTTTAAGTCCTCTTTTACGTAGACCACCGACATCAGTTGCTGTACCTGAGTTAAGAGTGTAACCATACTTCTCCATCAAAGGTTGGATTAGTTCATAATGATCGTGACTAAAAGTCTGAACTCCATTAGTAAACTTAATAAAGTCATTGGTGTAAGACCTACGATCCAGCTGAGTAACTACTAGTGAGTTGTCAAAGAAAGACATATCACAGCAATTAGTACCTACAATTCCTCGTTCCTCGCCATAAGGTAAGAAAACCTTACATACAGGCATCATCTTAAGCATTTGGATAGCAAAGCATACACCTACTGAATCATCGAGACCTAAGCCACATTGTTCACCTGTTGCATCATCAAAGCCAAAAATCCACTGATCTGTTTTAAAGATACGCATACCTACATGGTAATCTTGAGCTGTGTCATAATGACCTACAATAGTAGGGTAGAACTCAGCTTCTCCTTTAGTGCAATAGATATTCCCTCCCTTTTCTACTACTGTTACACCTTCTATCTTAGAAATCAATTCTACAAGCCAATCTTTCTTTAGTCTTTCCATTTCTGGTTGATAAGTAGGGCTTTGTTGATACATGATATCAAACAATAGATCAAAATCTACGGGGAAATCTCCTTTAATAGTGTGGTCTATACTTTCTAGTCGGTTAACGTAACTGCTAACATAAGATTTTGTCATTTTTGTTTTGTTTTAGTTTGTTTTTTAAATAAGGAATTGTTGTTCATCTTGTAGATCTTCCTCCATTTCTTCTGGTTCTAATTCTACTTCTTCTTCGACTGTTTCGTTAATCTGTGCTAGTGATGAAGATACTGAAGATACTGAAGATAATGAAGATCCATGTATATTTATACCTGAACCAGTAGAATTAAGATAAGTTAAAACTGGAATATGATTATATGTACCAGTTGTTCCAGAACTACTTGTAATGAATGTATAACTAGTTTCTGTTTGAGCAATTGTTTCTCCTAGAGCACGTGCTTGTGCTATCATTCTTATAGTTTCTTCTTGTGCTCTTCTGTCAGCTTCCTGAGAGTCATAAGCGTCTTCAGGGATATTTGGATCGTTCTTGTGATAGAAACCACTTCCGTCAGTAAAGTAAAAGTCTTCATCTAGAATAAAGTATCCGAAACCATTTTCATACTCTCTGAGTTGTTCGTCATTTATATGAGCATACTCTCCATTATTTAGTCTAAGAGATCTACATGTAAGAATCGTTTCTCCATTATAGGTTTCTACTGTGTCATCTTCTATAGTAACATAAGAATCGTCTGCTTCACAATAAATATAACAACTACTGCAAGCATAAGAATCTGAATGATCACCTGCAGTAATATAAGTTGAGTCGTCTTCGTTTATCTCATCTCCACAGATGCAACATTCTAGTCTTTCACTAGAGTTGTAGCGACTAAAACAACCTCCAGTAGATCTAAACTGCCAATACTCATCCCTAAGATGTTGGTTTGTCAGAAGCATTCTATGAGGGTCGTAGTTACAAAGAGTGTCTACATAAGGAAACTGATTAATACCTGTTAAGTCAATGTTTAAGGAGAAGTTCCTATTTGATTGAAATAAAGTTTCATAACCAGCTCCTATTAGTGTATTCTTAAGCAAGTTATGAGTCTCGTCATTTGAATAATAGATACGGTCAAACATAAACTTACCTTCGATATTCCACATAATAGAACGAGCAGCAATCTTATTTGATCTTTTAAGTACAGCCATCTTTACTTTCTCTGGGTACTTAGTGTAGATTTGAAAATAATTCCTACAGTTTTGGTAACGCATACAAGAATTACCTAAGGTACCTGAGTGTTGATAGTAATTATTTTCGTGATAAGCGTCTTTAATATCTTCTCCCTCGATAATCTGAAAGTCATACAAAGGATTGGAAACAGTAATCAAAGAGGCATATGCTTCTGCAAATGCAGTAACCTCTCTATCTGAATATTTGTCTGCAAATAACCTACGTACAATCTTACCTATGGAAGTGTGATAACGCTTCTTAAAGTTCCATACTTCTTTAACAGTCATTGAAGTGTTCTCAAATTCTACTGCTAAGAGTCTTTCCCAGTTATTTGAATTTAAAATAACACCATTAGTAGTTAACGTAAACGCATCTGCTCCTCTAGTTCTTGAGTTTTGAATACGTAATGTTCCTGCTTCGTGTGAAAGATAAGTCTGTTTAAAACTAAAAGAATAAGTTTTAGTTGGAGAATCGTCCCAGAATTCTTGAATAAAGTATACGTCAGCGTCTTCTGTACGTTCAATAGGATAAAATCTATCGCCTAGATGTCTTGCAGTCAACTTTAAGGTAAATACCATCATCATATCTTGTGCTGTAGAATCATCTGGAGTCTGTTCTCTGCTTCTACGTCTACTTCTCTGTACATAGAATTTAGCAACAGTTCCAGGACGAATCATCTCCATTGTAGTTTCTTGTCCTGCAAGTCTTTCTTCACGGTCTTTATCTAGATAAGAAATCTTAGTATAGTCCGCTTGAGATAAACCTAGATAGTTACAATACTTACCTTCTAAAGGAACATACTTAAGGTTTAGAATGTCTTCAGCTACTGCTTTTGCTTGTTCGCTACAGTTACTAGCAATTAATCTAGTTAAGCGAGTCTTTAGGTCTTTGTGTAATACAAATTTGTCTCTTGCTATCCTTACTCGTCTTTTAGGTAAGCTACCAAGTGAGTGAGCAGATACTTGTAAGGTATTTGCTGTTTCCATAAACTCCATTGAAAATGGATCATCGGGGATTAGAGCTGCAATTAGCTCCTGTGGTTCTTGTGGTTGTGAATTAGGCATATTTTAGTTGGTTTAGTTTAAAACAAAAAAGCACCCCTAGAGGTGCTTTCATTAAATTTTCTTCTTAATTTAAAGTTGTTCTGGTGTTTTTTCGCTGTCTTTTTTGTAACGATGAGCTAGCAGTAAGTTTTTTTCTCCTAAAGCTTTTTTAAATTCTCTGTCTCTTTCTTTCTCTGAGTAGAACTTGTAGTCTTCGTTCTTTTTCATTGTCTTTACAATCAGATGGAATTCTATGACTGTACCTTCTTCGCTTAACGTATACTCCATTATTCAAAGATAGCACATAAATCTACTACAATCCCTATTAACAGGGAGAATACGGAGACAAAGAGAAGAGAGAATGCGAAGAACTCGTTACTACTCATACAGTTAGTGTTCTTAAGCTTTCTTCCAATATTTTTACATGCTTTTCTCATTGATGTGCTGTTTTACTTCTTTCCAAAATAAAACTGCATTATGTACAGTTTTGTTGTTTAGATAATTATCCATATCTCTGTACTCAGCAATGATTTTATCTAGGGTATAATTAGCAATCTGCTTAAATCGGTAGTGGTCCATTTGAAAACCTAAGGTCTTCTTAATTTCCACTTCTATAGCTTCTGCTTGTTGTTTGGGACTCATGTTACAAATATAAGTTAGTTAAAGCTTTTCTGCCTTCTCTTCGAATCTATATTTTAACTCTTCTTTAAAAACCTCTTTGTAAAAATCAGAGAGTTGATATTGAGTCTTTAGTATAGCTTCTATGTGATCGAAGTCTAAGTCTTTAATAGGTTTGTAGACTAAGGGTTGTCTTCCGTCTATACCTCTAGTACCCCAATGAACAGCAGATCTTCTTGTTAAATGTGAGCCATCGTCATAGACGCTTAACTCTTCGTAAGTTCCTACATGTCTTCTAAGATAATCTGTTCCTCCATCTACCATAAGAACTTCTTTAGTAATAGTATCCTTATAGGTGTTATAATCATGACGATTATAAGAAGTAAGGATAGTACCATCTGGTGTTTTAATCCTGTTTAAAAGGATCTTGTTTTCCGTAGTCATAAGTTAGTATATAAGCTGGTTTAATTGTTGTTGTGATGCTTCCGTTGATGTCAACTGTTTCACTCCTACACTCAAAGGTTTTAAACTTGTAACCTGCTTTAATAAAGAAGTTAAGCGAAGTTAAGTTATTCGCTTTAACTCTTGTAATTACAGTTACAAATTCTTTTGTCTCTTCATAGATAGATTTAATAACATAATCTATGAGAAAACTTGCATAACCTTGTCTTTGATACTTCTCTGCTACATGAATAAAGTTAATACGATAGCATTCTTTTTTCTTTCTCATTAACATTACAGCTACTATATCTAGTCCGTCTTGGATAGCGTGTACTGTTAAATTAGGGTCGTTAAACGACTTTTCCGTAAATTGTACTTCAAAATGATCTGAAATAAACTGAAAATATTTAGGATCTTTTCTGTTGTAATAAGAAATTTGAGTTAGCATAGATAGTTTTAGTTTCGTGTTTATAGATAGCTCTTTTGTAGAGCTCTCTAAAAGCAAATCTATTAAGACCTAAACGATTTCCTGCTCTTTCATAGCTGTACCCTAGTTCATCTCTTAAGATAAGGGCAGCATATTGTCTAGGAGTAAAACCTTTTAGGTCTAATTTGAGAGGGGTGCTTTGATCGGGGGATGACATAAGTAGTTTTCTAAAATAAAGTCAGTATTCTCTAAGTGTGAATGTAGTGATTGATCTTTTGATAGTGACTCATAAAAGCTATCTGTTTTTAGATGCTTTAATCTGGGTAACTCATAAAAATCTCTTTCTATTTGCTCTTTAGCCTGTTCGATATGATTTAAGTAGAGGTGAGTATCGCCTAAGTTACCTATTAATTCATCAGGAACCATATTTACCTCTTTAGCAAGGATAGTTAAGAGAAGAGCATAGGAGGCGATGTTGAAGGGAAGGCCGAGGAAAGTATCTACTGAACGTTGATTCCACATTAAAGAGATTGCTCTGGTTGGTATGTTAGCTTGAGTTAAAGCCACATCGATAGTATTTTCTATTGCATCTCCCAAGTTTAATTTTATAAACGGTACTTCTATTTTATTTTCAAATTTAGAGTTATAATTTTCTACTCTTTCTGCTCTACTCAACTCTCTTGTATAAACTTGAAATCCATAATGACAAGGTGGAAGAACCATATCTTCAAGAGCATCTACATTCCAAGCACTAACCATTAATCTTCTAGAGTCTGGATTGTGTTTAAGATTATAGATTAGACTTTTAATCTGGTCAATTGAACCTCCTGCTAAGTCTGTTGAAGGCCATCTTCTCCACTGAGCACCATAAATAGGACCTAACTCACCGTATCTAGCAGCAAAGTCAGAATTAGTCTTGATTTGTTCTGCAAACGCTTCTATAGTGTAAGCATGATTATCGTCTGGTCTTGCTTCACGGTAAGATTTATAAGCGTCTCCTGTCCAAATATTACATCCGTTGTCTAAAAGGTATTTAATGTTAGTGTCACCCTTTAAAAACCACAGTAACTCAGTTACTATTGTCTTCCAAGGCATCTTCTTAGTGGTTAAGAGAGGAAATCCATCACTCATTCTATGTCTAATGGTGTAGCCAAAGATTGACTTAGTACCTGTTCCTGTTCTATCAGACTTCTCTACTCCGTAATCTAAAATAGATTGAAGTAGAATTTGGTATTGTGTGTCTATGCTGTTCATTTAAGTGAGTTTAGTTTTCCTTCTAAGAAATCGTTTATCTTATAAAGTAATGTAGTAATGCCTTCAACTATTGTTTCTAGTATAAGTACTAAAAAACCTATTAATCCGAAGAAAAACATTAAAGATAAAAGAGTTATTCTAAATAAAAAGAGTTTCATGGCTTAAAGTCTGAGTACTTAAGTCCCCACTGTAGGTTGAACCAGGTCATTTCTTTCTCTGCTAATCCCTTATTCATTTTAAGGTTCTTACGTAGGTAAGCTATACCCCATTCTCTCCATTCTTCTGATTGAGCAACTGTCATAGTCCAATCAGTAAACCAATCATCTTTGCGGCCTTTAATATCCTCAAAGGTGACTTCATGACCTGCAATAACAAACATCTGATTGATGATGTCGATTACTGCTTGTTCTCTTTTTTGTTCTCTTGTTGTGCGTGCCATAGTTCGTATGTACTATTTGTAGTTTTAAACTTAATATAATCGTCTTCTTCTTTTAAGATTTCTGTGATAGAAGTTGTTAACCAAGCAAAGCTTATTCTATGTGGATTTAATATACAAGATAA